TGCCGCTCTCTCTTTTTTATGACCCGACATAGCCTAACGAGGTTCCCGTGCTTCTATGCGGCTAATTAAGCGATCAAGGTAAAACCTGCACTTTCGCAGATCCTCGACGCCGTTCTTGTTATGCCAGCGCCAAAGGTACTTGAACGCCGTTTGCCAGCAATGAGCATCATGGAAGTCGATCGGCATATCAAACTCAACGCTCTCGACCATCGCGGCCATTGCGTCGATGCACTCAATCGAAGAGTCGGCGTAGTGCCTGGGGTGGTCAACGACATCAAACTTCGGGTTCATAATATTCCTCGATCTTCTGGCAGAACTGAGCCTGCTCCATTGGTGGTAATTGGTCCAGGTGCTTTACAGCCTCAAGAAAGTTTTGATGGCTTAACTTTTTGCGCAGCAGTCTAATAACTTTTTGCATACGAAACGCCAAAGGATCGGCCCGCGCAGCCTTTCCAGCTGCTTTGTACTGCGGCGACATTTTTGTGAGCATCCGCTTTATAGCTATAACATTATAGTTATTTATAGAGTTATTTACTGCTGTGTTGTTATTAACTTCACTGTTATTAACTTTATAGTTATTAACTATACTGTTATTTCGCCCTGGCGGGCTCTCGTTAGAGTACAGCCGTTTCCGCATCCGTCAACCCCCTTTCTAATAAAGCTTCTTTCGCTGCGGTTTTGCAGCCCGGATCTTCTCCAGGCTGCGCTCGTAAATCGGACGCCAACAGCTCTCCTGGCTGCTACAGATCAGGGTTTTACCATCGCCCAGGATCACCCAACCGTCCAGGTTGTAGTCGTGCTGACGCCCGCATGTCAGGCATGAGACAGGCCGGGGCTTACGCTTTGCCAACGACAGCCCGCCACTTTACGCATGTCTTGCCATACTTTGTCTGACCTCGATCCTCAGAGATCTTAACCAGGTTCTCATTCTTTAGCTCACTGAGCCGAGGCTGCACAGACACATAGGGGATCTTTAAGGCTTCGGAGATCTGTTCAGTTGTCATTGATTGCGGAACCATGCGCAGGAAGCGCAGCACCTTTGCTCGAACCGTAAGCAGATGCTCTGCGTTGATAGCCTGGTGGCTGGTCTCTGTTGATTGGTATCCGATACCTTCGCTTGTATAACCCATGATGTTACCTTTCGTTTTATGTTTTGCCTTGCCCGTAAAGGGCGATTAGTAGGGCTTCCGCCCTGTGTTCATCACGCTTTCTTTTCAGCTGAGAACTTAATTCTGGGAACCATTGCTGCGCCATGCGCCGCGCACTGTCTTTGTCCTTTGGCAGGTTCATTGATTTCTTCCAGACCGCAGGCCTGATTGCCGTGTATGGCTTGCCGGACAAAGCCGCCGTGGTCATTATCTGAGCATAGCCGTAGCCTAGCTTGAATACTGACACTACTCCCTGGCGCGGCATGGCCTGTTGAGCCTCAATGTAAATGTGCTTTACACTTTCAACGCTTTCAATGATGTCGAGCAAGGCCCGCACATCAACACCGCCCTCGCTGTAAACCGGCAGATCATGCACCTCTGCCCAGCCTTCCGAAATCAGCGCAACGCCGCCGGTGCGATACCCGCAGTCGATCCCGATCGTAACGCTACCTGTAGAAGTCATTGGGTGACACCTCGCCAAGAGAGCTTTCAGTTATGATACGCATAAACTTCGGAGATGGAATCATCTTGTCTTTGTGATCGCCAGGTAAACACCAGCGCCGCACGACCGTTGCATGGCTTGCGCCTAGTTTCTTTGCCAGCTGCACATAGCTGAGGTTTTTCTTTTTCCGCCATTCTTCTAACTGCATAAAATTATCCCTTGCATTGTCTGGTTCTGTTAAATATGAATGGACAGAAGATGTCAACAAGGAGGTAACGACATGGGGTTAGATAACGATCTATCTTGGGCGCACAAAAAGGGTTACTACCATCACAGCAACCCAAGCACCCCAGATTACTACACTTTTTTCCAAAAGGGCGTCTTGCGACCCGCCAGGTCAAAAGCAATGAAGGTTGTGAACGGCGAGACAGAAGGTGACAAGGGGCAATCTGAGGCGATCTTAGCAGCGGGCGGTCATTACAAAGATTACCTGGGCAAAAGCCAGTACAATGACAACGTGAACATGGCGAGTGGTCGGGCAGTGGAATACTACTGCGATCTCTGCCTGCTCGAAGATGCTTCCCCTAACGAGGCGTATCGTGAGGCGTTGAACGTCTTAACTTCTCTGCAAACCGGCAGCTGGATTGACCAGGATAAAACGGCAGCGCAGATCGAGGGGCGGCAAAAGATCCGCTTCGGTGCAGACGGTAAAGCCCCACGCAAGAAAGATGAAGTTGCAGAGCGGTGCGAGTTTGAGCTTGTTTGTGAGAACGCCCTGGCTGGGCTGCGGGAAGCAACGGCAGGAGCCAACAAGATCGTCGGACAAACTGAGCTTCGCGGCAACCTTCCAGGCTGTCAACTTCCATACCTGGGTTACGGAGATTACCAGGAGGGCGCAGTTGAATTAAAGACGCAGTGGGATACAGCAGTTGACACTGACCAGCCGCGCTCGAACTCTCTGCCAAAAGCAATCAAGCCGCCACATCTCATGCAAGTTGCTGGATACTGGCACATCACCGGCAAGATCCCGCGCGTGGTTTACGCCAATCGGATCGGCTACGCAGTTTTCGAGGCAACGATTGAGCAGCTAGAGTATGCGCTGCAAGATATTATCGCTGCGTGTATGCGGCGTGAAAAGCTTATGATGGTAACAGAGAACGTGGAGCAGCTGTTAAAGCTTTGCGATCCTCAATTCAAAGACAGCTTCGTGTGGCGGGATCAGCACCCAGATGTTATGCGTAGCGCACAGGTATTAGCGGGAGTAACTAAATGAATGAATTAATCACAGCCATGTCCGAGGTGAACGACCTCAACAGGACGCACGGCGTTGTCCAGAGGGGCGGCAAAAAATACACTGAGGTATTCGTAAGGGTCGAGGCCTTTCGTAAAGCCTTCGGAACATCACTAGGTATAAATACTGAGATCCTGGTGGACGATGGAACGCGCGTTGTTATCAAGGCAACGGTCACAAATGAGACCGGCATGATAATTGGCAGCGGCTTTGCTGAAGAGATACGCGGCCAGGGTAACGTCAACAAAACATCTGCCTTGGAGAACGGTGAGACCTCTGCAATTGGTCGCGCCCTGGCAAGCCTGGGCCTGCATGGTGGAGCATACGCCTCGATCAACGAGCTTGATGCAGTGAACCGCAAGCAACAAGCAATGGCCCAGCCGGTGCAGCAACCAGCACCGCAGCCTGCACCGCAAGCCCCTCCGGCCAGCAATGGGCCGCAGAAGTATCTTGCAGACAGAATTGCCGAACTGAAAACCATAACGGTTCTTTCGGATCTCGGTAAGTGGGAGGATCACTATAGCATTGGCTTAGATAAATTGTCCCTGGAGCACCCCGAACTATACGAAACACTGAAAACTGAGTTTAACAAAAGAAAGGCGATGCTATGAGCAGACCACAATTAGGAAACAATCGGCTTCAACTTCAAGGCTTCATGCAAAACGGCCAGGCAGTCGATATGACAGCCTCGGCTTGGATCAATGAACCCAAGGAACGCAAAGGCGATCCGGCAGCGCGCGCTGCAATCGAGCAGATCCATGATATTCTTCTCGAACACCAGCTGACGATCAGCATTTCTGTTGCCGCCAAGCAAGGCGACGAGCCGCGCAACTTTCCAAAGATCGGATCTTGGAACTTGTTTCCGAACCGCAGGCCAGACCAGGCGCAATCCGCGCCACCGCCGCAGCAGCAATACCAGCCCGCTCCTGCACCGCAGCAGCAATGGCAGCAAGAGCCACCGCAGCAACAGCAGCAATGGCAACCGCAGCAGAACAGCGATCCAAACAACTGGCGGTGATCTGATTTGCCAGGGGCGTTGAAATAATCTGCGCCCCTGGCATTATAAAAGCAGCAAACAAGCTGATAAAAACGAGGTAAGAAATGCAAAAGTTTATTGATTGCCCTGACTGCGATGGAAGTGGCCGCGTTGAGTTAGACGATTGGGTTCCTAAAAGCTCAACTTGGCACGGCGATTTTGAAAGCAAGATGTATGATTGCGAAAACTGCAACGGAAGCGGGCAAGTAGAACCTCTCGAAACTGAGGAGGATCTTTAAATGGGTGTAAGAATTACGGACAAAGAAGTTGCAGCCTTGATTCGCTGTGCAAATATGGGGCTGACGCAGGGCCAGGCCGCAGAGCAAACCTTTCTATCACCCACAACCGTTACGCGAGCCGCTACTCAATACGGTATTAGGTTTCACACTTACAGGGAAAATGAAGATGGAAGAAACGCGCGAACAGCTAAAGTATCTGCAAAGGCTAAAGCGACTTACGAGCCTAATGATAGAAGACAGCAGCAAAAGAAGCAGGCTCAACCTCAAAATGCAATTAGAAGAAATCCTAGCTCTAGCTACAATGATAGAAAGAAAGCTAGAAGGGAACGGGCAGTACAACAAATAGCCCTTGCTAAAACACCGGCTGAAAAGAAAGAGATCGCTTACGCCTGGAATGTCATGGAGTTTGAGATTGAAATGGCGATGCTAAAAAAGCGGCCGCCCCTCCCTGTTTCAGAAAAAAAGAAAGAGTCTGCCGCAACGGCAATGACACTAGCAAAAATTGAACAAATTAATGCAGCCGATATTGTGCGTGAAATGATAATAAATTGTTTCAGTCCGGGCGAAGACCTAACCGCCAGGGAAATTAGCCAAAAGCTTATCGAGCAAGGTGTAGAAATAACGGCTCAAGCTATTAATGGGTTTGTAAATGGAATGGCCCAGGTTGGTAAACTTAACCGATACAAGGGACCATCTAACAGATATGATCGAACATACTGGAATTACTATTTACCAGAGGAGCCAGGTAATGAGTGACAAAGAACTTGAGCGCATGATAAACGCAGCTGGTTTGATTGGAGCAATTATTGGTTTCGCCAGCGGCGCTGGTTTAATGATGATGGTAGGGATTATATTTTGATGTCGTGTGGGTGGCCGTTGAGATTAAAAAGGTGGCGCTTTTTTGGTAGCAACGTCATCCGAGGTAAACAACCGCCCGATTGGGACAAAGCGATTTGTATTGTGATGAAAGCCACCCACTAGAGATTTATAACAGCGCACGAAATAGCTTCAAGCTTTTTATGCGCTGTCTTTCTTTTTATTCATCATGGAAATACGCTTGCCTTTGGCGACAGCCTCGCTCTTCGATGACGCTCCCCAAGCCTTCAGAGATTTAAGGAGCGGTGTGTCTGTCCCGTCCTTCTTCTTTGTTGGCCCAGGCATCTTGCCCATGCGTTGCAGGAAGGCTGCACGGCGTCCACTGTTGCCGGTTCTTTCTGGTGGCCTGCTCATGTTAGGCCTTCCGGCTCATCATGGATTTTTTCTTAGCGGTCTTCTCGCTATCCTTGAAAGCCTGCGCTGTTGGTGCGCCTGGAGACCCAGGCTTGCGCATCTTCTCGCCAGATCCAGCGGCGATCCGCTTTCTTTTGTTGTCGATATTTTTGTAAAGTCCTGGTTTAGCCATCTGCCATCTCCAATGCTGTTTCTAATGTTTCCTTGTTGCGGCGCGTCCAGCCTTTGCCAAACGTCTCAAAAGTTTTCAACCGCTCATAAAACCTTTGCCGCGTGTGATACACTGCCTCTATAATCTCTTTAGGATCTCTATCAGCCACAGCCTGCAACGTCATAGGCCCGATTGCACCATCTTGCTTTGCACCCACGGCGCGCTGGATAGCCTTTGCTGGCCGACCACTGCCGGAATTCACAGCCCAATCAAATGCACACCAATCTAAGCCGCTACCTAGATCGTCACCGCGAATTTTATCCCAATAGTTTTTCTTATAGATCGGAGCCACATCATCAGGCGTTAGGTCACGCATTTCTTGCTCAGTGCTTTCCCGGCCAATCCACTTATCATAAACAGCCTTGGTCACACCGAGGTTAGTCATACCACCTGGATCTTTTGGGTGATTTACAAAGCCGCCTTCGTGCTTGAGCAACATTCGCAAGCAGTGTCCAAAGTTCTCTTTCATTTCATTCCGCCTTTCATATCCAGGTGATCTCGACCAATATACTTCAAGTCATTTTCAATCAGAGCTATTCGCTGTTTGAGCTTGTTAATCTCACCAATGGCCGTTGCCATGCTCGCATGTTCAGCCCAAAGATCGTCCACATCATCCCAAACATCATCTATTTCTTCAGCGTTGGACTGCACATCGCGCTTGAGATTGATGTTGTCTTCGATAGCCATGCGTGACCCGATCTGACCTACTGTCTCCTCAAGGCTGGCAATCGTAGCCGCCTGCTGAGAGACCCACCATACACCCGCCGCTAACTGAACGGCCATTGCTGCCACAAGGGCGACTGGAAGTTTAAGGTTTTCCATTCGGAGACTTCCTTTCCCAAATATATAACAGCGCCGCCGCTCCTAGACCTGTGCAAAAAGCCTCCATCCATTCAGGGCCAAAGTGTGTAGGATGCACGATAAGGTCCGCACCCATGGTCAAAGTTCCTGTAAGCCAAGCTGACAGCATAGTGGTCTTTGGGTCTTTCCCTGTGAGCGCAACTAGCCCGTAAGCAAGCCCACTAAGAGCGCCTGTTTTAGAAGCTGTAACAGCATGGCTCCAGCTTAGAACTGTCAAATCACCCTGAACCATGCAGATCATGCAGGCGGTCCACGCCATGACAAACTTCTCTCTAAACTGTATGAGCGCCTTATACATCACTTCCTCTTAAACAAAGCCTGCGCACCGCGCACACCGAAGCTGGCGCTTATCGCGATACCTAACGAATAAAAATACCAGTCCGGCGCTTTGGAAAGCTGCTCGAACCCACGGTCAACCCAGCCTTCTGCTCCAGGAATCCAGCATAAAATCAATGGAATAGACAGGATGATTACAAACCACTCGTCTTTCCAGCTTGATTTTGCGCCTTCCGCCATGATGCGCTCCCAATCGGCAACGCTTGTA